GCGTGCCTGATTGTCACGGGTACCCCGCTCCACGGGCATGAGGCTTGGGAGCACCAGCGTCTGACCACCCTCTTCGAAGATGGGCCACCAAGGAATCGGATAGATCCTAACAACCCCGACTCCCCGCCCTTCGTGAGTATGCACGAGATTGACCAGTTCGAAGCTGGCCTCGTTCCTCCTGAGAGAATCAGGATGGCCATGGCGGTGATGGATGAGTTCGAGATTGAGAGCAGGGTGTATGGAAGACCCGCACCTCTGGCGAAGAACCCAGTATTCAACCGTCACGCACTTGCCGCTCTACGCAAAAAAGCTCGGGACCCACGCCGGGGCAACCTCCGACTTGAAGACGACATTCCCCTCAATGAGGTAATTGAAAATTCAAAATTCGGCTACGCCGAAGGCCCTGACGGGCCTCTCCGAGTATGGGAGGAACCCGCGCTGGGGGCGCAGTACATCGTCTCGGTGGATACAGCCAAAGGCCTGGCCGGTGGTGATGCAAGCTGTGCCAGTGTGCTGAAGGTGGATACATCCGGCGGGTCCCTCAAGCTTCGGATGGTGGCGCAGTACCACGGGCACCTCAACCCACTGAGCTACGCAGAAGAAGTGTTCAAGCTGGCCGTCTGGTACAACTCCGCCCTGGTGGTCATTGAGCTCACGGGCGGCTACGGTGAGGCGGTAATGCTGCGGATGCGGCAAGACTTCTGCTACTGGAATCTGTTCCGAGATGAGGCAAGTCACTCCCAGGCTGAGCACCGGCTCGATGCCCGCTTTGGCGTAGAGACGAACATGCGCACAAAGCCATACATGGTTGCCGCACTGCAGCAATTCCTCAATGACGAGGCTATCGATATCCCCTGCACTGCGACCATCAGCGAGATGGTTGCGTTTGAGCAGGAGCGCACTCAGTCGGGGATGACTACTCGTTACCGTGGGGTAAATGGGGCCCATGACGACAGGGTTATGTCGCTTGTCATTGGAGCTTCCGTCGCGTTATCATCGCAAGTATTGGACTTCTCTGTGGTCGTACCAAAAGGGAAGCAGGATACAGCGAAAGAGTACACTGGCGAATGGCGCAAGATCCACGAGGAGCTCGCAGATGGGGACCAAGATCCTTTCGACTATCACTGAGCCTTCGGTGCTCTTTTTCTTTTTGGCGCTAGCCTGTCTGGCGACCTGCGTTTACCTGACCCACAAAACCCTCAAAGCATCTATCGACAACAGTGACCGCATTGCCGGACTGCTGGCTCGATGCATGGACCACCTCAAGTCCCAAAGTCTCGAGGAGCGGGTCCACGCTAATGCGATGGAGAAAGAGAACGATGTTCGGATACAGATGCTCAAAGATGCTATTAAGAAAGAGGCTGCAGCTAAACCGCCAGAGCCTGAGAGCGTTGTGGTGACCACGGTTGATGGGCGCAGAATTGATATGGCCGATTACGAAATCATGTAGGAGCAGGTATGGCTTACGAGTCAGAAGAAGAGCGTCGATCGATCGACCAAGAAATTGCCGAGATGCCGCAAAGCCATAAAGACCTTCTCAATCTCGATGATGAGGGGTTGCGGTGGCACGTTAAAGAAATGCGGAGAATACAGAAGCGGCGAAAGGAAGAAGGGCTCCTGGGTCGGATTGGGCGAGACATACACAAGGGCCTTCGCCGACAATTTGCCCCTCTGCTCGATCTCAGGGACTACCTTACCCCCACCAAATATTTCACAGTGCCTGTTGAAAGACTGAGAGAGCTTCAGGGGATGTTTGGCGAGATCCCGCAGCCTCGGGGCTACAGCATCATGGATATGATGAGCGAGCGACACAAGGGAGGGGTGCCCTTTCCCGAGGGAGAGCTCGGGCAAATGGAGTTGGACCTCATGATGGGCAAGGGTCTAAGAGCTCCAGGCGGAGGCCCTAACCAGCGATTGATTGATTCGATGTATGAAAAGCTACCAAGAAAGCGAGGCCGCTAATGCCAGGAACTATGGCGCACTATTACGAGCCTGACCTCGGGGCTCCCTCCCCTCAGCACATGGGGGCGCAGCGGTTTGCCAACGCACGGATGAAGAAGCGACTTGCAATGCAGCGCTTCATGGAAATGCTCGACCAGCGGCGCGGAATGTCTCCCGACGAAATTATGCGTTCAGCGTTTCAGCTTGGCGGTGACTACGCGGGCCTAGACTTTGGCTCCGCTCAGTATCGGTTGCCCACTGAGATGTTTATGCAAAATGCTCCAAGGGGGCGGTGATGTCAGACTATGAACGGCCAGATTGGATGTCGCTTCAACGCAAGTACGAGGCGCAGAAAAAGCTCATGGACCAGATCGAGCAAAGAAGAATGATGGATCGAGCTCGATTGAACATGCAATTTCATCAGCCAGGAAGCAGGCGCATGGGGGGCGTTCGCGCCAATCCAAACTCAGGCCAAGCGATGTACCACTACCTTACCGACATCAAAGGGATGAAAGACTCCCAGGCTCGGGCTGTGCTTGCTAATTTCCTGCATGAATCTGCGTGGAAGCCGGGCGGACTGAACCCTGACGACAGGGGCAAGCCATCATGGGGCATGGCTCAATGGCGAGGTCCTCGAAGAGCTTTGCTTGAAAAGCATGTGCCTGATTGGCAAACCAACTGGCAGGGTCAGCTAGACTTCATGTTTGAGCACGACCAGCCTTATGACCGGAAAGTCCTGTCCAGGTTTATGGAGAAAGACTTTCAAACACCGGAAGAGGCGTCGGCTTATTTTACCGAGCGATGGGAGAGGCCTCAGCACGGAAGACAGAAGGGCCTTGAGCGGGCCAAGGCCATTAAGGATTTCACCTTCTAGGAGACAGAGATGCCATATCGAAATTCAATTGGTGAGCCAGCCGGGTATGAAGATGAGATGGGGATGGGGATGGGCCCTCTTCAGTTCGAGGACATGCCTTACAGCGACACGATGAATCCAGTTGCAGATGCGCAGGAGCCCCCTATGCTTTCCCCACTGATGGGGGGCTTCCCAGGGGCTCCCGGCGGGATGCCAGCCCTTCCGGATGGTCCACCGGGAGCTCCACCTATGGGGCCGCCTATGGGGATGGGGCCGCAGGGGATGCCCCCTATGGGCCCACCCGGAATGCCGCCCATGGGAATGGGCCAACCCGATGTGTCCGTCCAGCAGTTTGACAAGAGCAACATCCATGAGATGATGCGCGACATGCTGATGCAGCGTGCATCCGAGCGCGAAGCTGCAGCCAAGAGGGTCTCGCAGAAATTCTCAAAGCTAGGCCCAGGTACCCCAGGGGGATACTAATGGAGAATCGAGACAGCGTTGACTTTGCCGGTATCCTCGACGGGCATACCGAGAGCGAGTTTTACGATGCGCCGGAAGACGACAAGGAATTAGCCAAGCGGCTCAAGGAGTGGTTTTCGAGCGCGTTTGAGGCTCGTCAGCCCTACGAGAGAGACTGGGAGCTCTACCGCCTCTACGTTAAGGGTGACCAGCTGGTTGTCCGTCATCGGGATACGGGCGAGATTGTCCGCTTATCCGCCGAGGACTCCAAGCGCCTGCGCTCAGTGAACAACGTTTTGCGCCCAACTGCCCGCTCCGTAGTGGGCAAGCTTTCTCGATCTATCCCCACATGCACCGTCCTCCCCGCAACTGCAGACTTTGATGAGCAGCACGGGGCTCGGGTAGCCACCCGGTTTCTCGAAGTGCTGAGACGAAAAGAACGATTAGACCGTAAGTACCTGGATATAAACAACAAGCTGCCATGGGCTGGCAATGCGTTTGCTCAGGTGGTTTGGGACCACACGGGCGGCAGAGACATTGCCTACTGTGACACGTGCAACTTCTATTCTCATCAGTCAGAGCTTGTGGGTATCACCTGCCCCCAGTGCGAAGCTCAGCGCCAAGAAGAGATGGCGGTCATGCAGGCGCAGATGCAGCAGATGCAGATGGTCCAAGAGCAAGAGATCATGGCAATCCAGGCCGGGCTTAGAGATGACGAGGTGGCCCTTCCTCCCGAGGAGATGGCCCCACCACAACCGCAGCAGCTGGGGCCTCTGCCCCTCGATGAAGAACCACCCCCACTAGTTCTTGCAAACGAGGGTGACGTTAAGGTTTTCATTAGAGATCCTAGAGACGTCTATGTTGACCCAGGTGCTGAGTCTATCGAGACCGCGTCTGTTGTCTGCTATCGCCAGGTGATGACGGTATCAGAGGCGCGGTCTCGTTTTCCCGCCTTTGGCTCAATCATTCATTCCGAGGGCAACCTCTACACCGATAGAACGGCTGAGCTTCGCTACAACAACGTGGATAGCTATGGCGAAGTCGAGTACCTCAACGACCACGTTTACGTGTATGAGTTTCACGAGAAACAAACCCCAGCCTATCCGTCCGGTCGCGTCATCTGGATGGTCAATGACCTGGTGGTTGATGAGGTTGAAAGCCCCTATTTCAAGCTATTCAAGCGTCAGCCCTTCTTTCACTTCGGGTTTGACAAGAACGATGGCGAGCTTTGGTACGAACCCTTTCTTGCGCAGGCTTGGCACCGCCAGCGAGAGATTAATCAGGTCGAAACTCAGATACGTGAGCACGTTGAGCTCTTACTCAAGCCTAAGTTCTTCAAAGCAATCGGCTCTAGAATCACGGCAGATGAGCTGACGGCCACCTCGGCCCAGGTTGTGGCTTACAATGCTGCAGCTGGACGCAACTATTTCGAGACTCCGCCCCCGGTACCCGCCGATGTGTTCCGCCGAAACATGCAATTGGCTGCAGATATCCGAATGCAGGCGGGAATCACAGCGCAAGAGCACGGATTGGTCACGGGTGACACCAGTGGCCGGGCCATGGCTATTATTGAGGCGGAGGCAGACCAGCAGGTTGGGCCGATTATCGCCCGAAACAACGATGAGTGGCGCGAACTGCACCGATGTGCGCTGCTGTTGGCCCAAAACTTCTACCAAGAGGACCGAATCTTCACGGTGGCAGGCCCTGATGGGTTCCAAACCTACAGCTTTTCAGAGGTAAGCCTCGATGATGGCTTCGATATCCTCGTTGAGCAGGAAGACGGGCTGAGCCGGAACCCTGCAGTGCGACTGACGCAGGCTCTGGACCTGATGAACGCGGGTGTGTTTACAGATCCAATGACCGGCATCACCGATGTGAAGTCATTCATGCGTCACGCCAAGCTCAACCTGCCGCGAGCAGGCTACGATGCCGAGGCTACCGAGAGAGCAGCCGCAAGCCAGATACCCTACCGAATCGAAAGAGGCGAACCGGTCGAGCCAGGACTCGAGGACGACCCGCACATGTTTAACGAGGAGCTTCTGGGCTGGCTCAGGGGACCGGGACGCCGAGCAGACCCGCAACTCAGAGAACAGGTTCGACAGGTCTGGGCGTTTTATGCTACATGGGCGCACACCGGAGCCCCACCCCAAGGGGGAGCCGGTGCGGCCAATCAAGGTGGGGCTGGTTTGGGTGGCCCGGACCAGTCCGCCCCTGGCGGCACGCCTAACTCACCGGGCAGGGTTCCTGGTGGTGGCGGCGGAAACATTGCCCAAGAAGCACGTGAGCAAGTCAGCGCTGCAGACCAAGCGGGCGAATCTCAGGCAAGAATTCAACAACAGCACGAAGGTTAATCCTCTCCGCGCAGAGAGTCTGTTGACTTTTAATCTGGGTGCTTACTAAAATGCTAAGCGTTGCTTAGTGGTTCACTAATCCGAGTCGCGCCGTAAGCGCGTAGGTGAATCATTGGTACCTTGCATCGATTGGCACCGTAAGTGCTGGAGTGAATATGGCAGACGCGGCTATGGAAGAGGTTGAAGTAGAAGCACCAGCTGAGGGGAACGAAGAGCTTTCGGCGTTCTCGGAAATTCAGATGGCGCTAGCGGCAGAAACCGGCGAAGCCATAGGCAATGCCATGGAGACTGCAGAGGAATTTGCAGAATCCGATTTAGCTGCTGATTTTTCAGATGACGCTATTGATAGCGCAGCGCTTGAGGAACAGGCTCCTCCTAAGAAGGAGAAAGGTTCTCGGGCTCAAAAGCGGATTCAATCGCTGAGTCAGAAGAACAAGGAGCTGGCTGAGCAAATGGCTCAGCGAGATGCCTACTATCAGCAGCAGTTGGCCATGATGCAGCAGCAAATGCAGCAGGGTCAGCAAGAGTCTGAGAGGTCTGCTCAGCAGGAGCAGTTGGAGCTTCAGCGGCGACAGCTGGAAATTCTGCAGCGGCAGAGGGAGAGAGAGGATGAGTCGAACCTCTCTCCGATGGAGGCTTACCGGCGGCAAATCCTGAAGGATGCCGAAGGTTCTATGAAGTCAGCCGTCTCTTCGGAGCTGGATGAACTTCGTAGGGAGCTGAACGCGGAGAAGGATGCTCGTGCTCAGCAGCGAGAAGAAGTGGAGCGTCAGCAGCGCTATGCCTACTACCAGGCACAAACGCGGCAGGCCACCAACAAGGTTCTTCTCGATGGTTTCTCAGACGACCACAGATCTTCTCTAGGCAAAGAAGCCGATGAGATGATCCTCGCTTACGCAGGTGCCTTTGGTGTTGAGCCAAAAGATGCCGCCGTAAGGTTCAAGAAGTGGATGGACGGATACGTTCAGGCAAGCCTCTCAGGGCGAGCTCAAAAGGGCGGTCGGAAAATCCAGAAGAGTCGGCAGGTCCCGAGCTCATCGAGAGGTGGCAAGAGAGCTGTCAAAGGCAATGCTTACCCGGAGTTTAAGTCCTTAAGAAAGGCCGGGTATGACAGCTATGTGGAGTGGGTCGCCGCTGGTGAGCCTCCCATTAGCTAAGGAGTGAACCATGGCAGGTGTTAACATTGACAATGTTGGGCTCACCTTTACGCGCTATCTCGATGGCGTAGTTGAGACCCTCAATCATACTTCTAAATCACGAAACCTTGTACGCAAGGACGACAACTGGACTGGTTCTCACATCGAGGGCAAGGTTCATGTCGCGAACTCTACCTCTCTCGGTTACGTCGAGGATGGTGGAGCTTTTCCTGTCGCGGACAAGCAAGACTACGTGGCGTACCAGGCGACTCGCCGCTTCATCGTTGGCTCCATTCAGCTGACTGATGGTGCGATGGCGACTGCAGCCAAGAGCGCAAACGTAGCTCGGGATGTCATCACCTCTGAAGTCCAGGGCATGATGAACAACATCCTGAAGTTTGAGAACTTCATGTTCTTCCGCGATGGTACTGGCTCCGTGTGTCAGTTGACTACGGATGCTGCCGATGGGGCTACCGCCCTGTTTGCGAATGATGCTCGCGGTCTTTGGCCTGGGGGCACCTACCAGGTTTACGATAGTTCCGCGTCTAGCTTCGAGAGTTCCAGTGACCCAACCGGCTCTAGCCGAGGAAACGTTGTTGTTACAAGTGTTGCAAGTGCCCCATCTGGTGGCGCAGCAGCAGTAACGGTTGCGGCAAACAGTGTGAACTCTGATCAGTATGACCACCTCGTATGGAACGGTTCTTTGAACCGAGCCATCACGGGCCTGGATAAGCTGATTGGTGACTCTGGAACTTTCCAGAACATCAACACTGCAACCTACCCCAAGTACACCTCCTTGGTGATGAGCAATAGCGGAACCAATCGTGACCTGACTCCTAGCCTCTTCCGCCAGATGCTGGCTGGATTGATGCAGAAGTCTGGTAGCGAGCGTCCTGCTGATGGCCTCACAGTTCTCTGTGACTCATGGCAGGCAATCAACGTAGAAGAGCTCTACGAGGGCGAGCTTCGGCTCACTCCCGAGACTAAGGTTGGCGGCCTCTCAGTGGCTGCATTCCAGTCTGCTCTGGGTCGCGTTGACATCATGGTTGACACTGATGCTCCTCACAACAAGATGTTCTTCGTGGACTTCTCGAAGATTTATCGAGCGGTTCAGAAGAAGCTTGGGTGGCGTCGTGAGGGTGGTCAAATCTTCAAGCGTTCAGACGTCAGTGGCGTTTGGACCGCAACTGCGATGGAAATCGCTGAGCTCTACATTAAAGAGCGACACACTTGCGGTAAGATTGAAGACCTGAATCACACTCAGTCTACTGTTTACTAAGAACAATCTGGGCATGGGGGCCTCGGCCCCCTGCTCGGTTGGTTGGTTTGGAGGGTTCTTATGGCAGATCGTAGAGGCATTAGCGGTAAAGCGCTTGGTCGGATGGATAACCCGCAAGGTACCCCCTTGTTTGTTTTTCATAAAGCTATTTCTGGTGAAGATGCGGACGTTACGCTTAACATCGCGACCGATGTTGAGTTCTCTTTTCGGGTTATTGATGTGTGGGCAGTTGCCAATGCTGACATGAGTTCAAGCGAGACTCTAACGGTTACTTCTACTAGCGGCGCAATTACGGACGCATTTGCTATCGGGGGCAGCTCTACGGATACAGACATCTTTAGAGCTGGTGAGATTGACGATGCAACTATGCTTGTAAGTAAGGGGGAAGACCTAACCGTTGCCGTGGATTATAACACGGTAACAGTTGAGGCTGACCTTTACGTTCTTTGCATTAGAGTTTGAGGAGATAGATTATGGCGATTACAGTTAGTTCAAACGAGGAGATTGCGGCAACGCCGTTTCTTATTCGAAAGCTGTCTCTTGTTGATAATAACGGGGACTCGGTAGCGGTAACCCATAGCGGTCCAGCTGCTGAGCCGGATATGGTTTTAATTAGCAAGACCGTTGCATCTGCGGCTGTTGATATTTCATGCACAGCTAAGAGCACGACCACCATCACCTTTGATAACAGTGCAGGGGCAACGTACGATGTTTTCTGTATCTGGTTCGCTCAGGCCGATGGCGGCATTGCGCTGCCGGGTTAAGGATGCATCCACCGTCGCATGTATGTGAGAGCTTGCACGCTCTCCATCCGCAGCTGCGTCTTGCCTGGGTAGGCAGGCCGAAGAGGCATGAGCTCGAACTGAATCCTGGCGACTTCGCTTTGATTCAGCTTTACCACATCTCGGATGTGGGTGACCTCGATGACCCTTCGACCTTCCGCACCTTGTGGAATGTGCAGCCGACGCTGGATGAGAATGGGGATACCCGGTTCGAGAAAATCGACCGGGGCCCCATCTTCAACAAGCGTGGCGGAACGACTCGGGATTGGGACCCTTTGTTCAGGGTTCCCATTTTCGTGGCGACCCTCAATGAGGAGTTTGGCGTGAGTGTCGAGGACATTCTCACCGGGCGAATCATTGAGCACATTAAGAGATGGATGCGCCCAATTGTTCAGCGAGTCACCGAGAGTGCGGCTGAGCAGGGCAGGGACTTGAAGCGGAAGGCTAGCGCCATCGGTCACGAGGTGGCCAAGGATGTCTGGAAGGAAGCTCAGAAGTCTGACGCTGCAACAGTGGTCATGGCAAACAAGCACACCAAGGGTGCTATGGCTGAGCTTGAGCAGCGAAAACAACACGAGGATTTAGCTAGCTACTATATGCCTCCAGAGGTCTGAGATGAACTTCAAGGAACTGCAAGACGAAGTCTCCGACTTGCTGAACTTCAATAGTTCACAGACCGACCAGGACTTTACGACCAGTCAGATTAAGAAGTCCATCAATCGGGCCTATCAGCGCGAGACAACAAAAGCGCGTCAAGAAGGCTCGTCCAGTCACTTCAAGGCAAGAACCGACATCACCTGGCCCAGTGGCAGCTTGACGTTCTCCCTTCCCGAAAGGTTGAAGGGTGCGCAAATTATCAAGATTACTGACATCACAGAGAACCAGTCGGGCAGCGGCTTCTATATTGTTGTGTACGATGGGGGAGACCCCGGTCCTCCCGACTACGGAACCCCTGCATGGGATAACCAGACAATACTTGGCTCTGTCTTCTGGAGGGATAGGAATACCCTGCAGTGGGGCGAGGATGGCCCGAGCGAGGACAAGACTCTTCGGGTTGATTTCTTGTCCAGGGCCGAAACTCTTATTAACGACGATGATGTTCCTGAGCTTGTTCCAATCGAGCATCATGAACTATTGTTCTACTCAGCCGCCATTGACCTGCGCACACGGGCGGATGAGGCTGCTCCAGTGGAGTGGTTGCGACAGCAGATGGAATTGAGAATAGACTTTCACAAGGACGTTAGCAGGGGCAAGCCTTACACAAACGTGCCGACGATAGGGTCTCATTACTAACAAGGGGAAAGCAATGGAATTATCGCGAATTAAGAATAACACCGGGGTACCGCAAAGCATCGTCCACCTGGGCCGTCAAATTGCATTGGGGCCACACGAGACGCATCAGTTTGCCAAAGAGATCGCAGACAAGTTTCTCGAGAACAGAGCGCCGCTCGTGTCTGTTGTCGAGGAAGACTTGGGTGGTACCTATGCGGAAAAAGACGACAGTATCATGTGGCTGGCCAACGTCACTGGCAATATGGATGCGCCTGACATGGTCAAGGACAAGCGATTCATTAACAAGGGATGGACCACTGTTGACGTAGAGAACCCCAACAAGGGCGCTCGCGACCTGAGCTGGATGTATGACCCAGGCCAGGAGTTCTACACCGCACGGGATGGGGCTCTCGAATCGAGAAACCTTTTCCCTGTGAAGTATCAGATCCCCAGCTACATGCGCCGGGCAGTGAAGAGGGACGTAGCTCAATGGATTCTCATGCGAGACTCTACTAGCGGCCCAACTACTCGGGGTGCGGTTATTGCCAGCCGAGCTCCCGCAGCGTTTGAGCCATCGATGAGCTGGTCTCTCAATGACATGCGTGCTTACCTCCGCCTCATCGACCCTGATGCTGAGATGGTTCCAAGCGAAGAGGATGTCATCAAGGAAGCAAAAAAAGACAGCCGCATTCGCCAAGCTGGGGATGAGGGCCTCGTTGCTGCAGTCAACGCAATGAAGCGCGTCTGCTACAAGCGCCTGTTCTTCCGCATCGTTGACCCTCGCTACACTCTGCCGACTGAGGCTGAGTTCCGTGAGTTTGTGACCGGAGCTCCACCGCAAGAGATTGCGGCTGAAGAGGTTGTGATGGGCATGATTGAGAAGTCCGAGAAGGACGTGGCCAAGACCAAGCGACGACGCTCGAAGGCAAGCAAAGAGGTGCAGCCTGAGCCATAGCATGAGGAGTTTCAGTGGGTCGGAGGGATTATCAGCGAGTTCTCTTGAGGTTAAACAAGGGAATCAACCAGCAGGCCGACCTTGCTGAACCGGACCAGTGCGCTGACGCTCGGAATGTCTGGGCTCCCAATGGCAAAGTAGAGCGTCGCCCTGGCTATCTTGGAGTCATGTCTCCCCTTAGCCTTGGAGACGTTATCACGTCCAACAGTGAGGCTGGTCTTGCAAAAGGCAACGAGGCATCTCCAACAGGGCCCACTGGAAACACTCTCGCTTTAAGCAACCTGGGCATCAATGACGACTACCCTTATTGGTATTTAGGGTATAGCTCCAAGTGGTCATCTATTGCCCCGATTGTTGTTCAGGCAAATCGTTCTGCTGTTATTAGCGGAGCAACTCAGGCATCGCCGTGTGTTGTTACGTGTACTGGCCACGGGTTTTCCACAGGGGACACTGTCTACATTGAGAGTGTTTCTGGCATGTCCCAGTTAAACTCAAACACTTACGCAATTACTAAGATTAACGCCGATTCCTTTTCTCTTAATGGGATTGATTCAACAGGGTACGGCTCGTACTCAAGCGGCGGATTAGCTTCGCTGCGCTCAAGCGGGGTTGCTACAACGTCTTTCAAGGCGACGTATTGGAATGGGTCATCATGGCGATGGCTTCGTGTTAACGAGTGGGAGACTCAGGGGGTTCGGGCTCACCACCTTTCAAAGCCAGACGGGTATCAATACTTTAACCTTGTCCCTCCGAGTGACTGGGCTGCAAAAACAATCAACAGCCAGTCGAGGTATTGGATTCGTTTCCAGGTTTTAGGGAAAGACATTGATGCGAATTGCACCGTTGGCTTGCCTGCCGAGGAGCGGTGGGTTGTTTCTACGTCGGCATGGGAGGCCGCCACTCGACCACGGGGGGCGTTTGCAATTCAGTTTCCAAGCGAGAAAAGGTATGTGTATGTCGTTGGTCTTGGTGCGACCTCGTCGGACATAAACAAATACCAGCACATCCTTAACTCATCCGACATCTACTATTTCAATAACTTCGGTAGCACTTCAAACACGAACTCCGTTATCGGGGAGCCTGCCACTGTTGCCATTGTCCCTCAGTTTCGGGAGGCCTATGTGGCCACAAACAACTGGGTGCAAAGAATTGACGGTGATGTTCCTAGCGGGTTTGGAGATCCCCAGCCTGACCACGTAGTAAAGCCAACCGTTGAGCATCGAGACTTTGCCGTAGGCGAGGATGCTCCCTATGACCCGGCTTTGATTGGCCAGCTTGGTGCCTGGCCGGAGTGCAAATACATCACCTTCTTTAAGGGCAGGCTTTGGTGTGCGGGAATCAAGGATGAGCCTTACGTTGTTCGCTGGACCGCCGCTGTTCCTTACCACAGGGTCTGGCCAACTCTTTCGGCTGAGCCTTTGATGGAGGATGACCGAAGCCCCATCACTGGCATTGCTGGGTTTGGTGAGCACCTTGTTGTATTCAAGAGCGACTCAATTTGGATGATGGTTTCAGTGGGTGAGAACCCGGCTACACAGGTGGAGTCCTACAGCCCCATTAAGGTTGTCTCCGGTGTTGGGTGCGTAAGCCAAGCGAGCATCAAGCAGGTTCGAGGAAACCTGATATTCTTGGCGGAGGATGGCGTTTACGTGTTCGACGGCACCCCATCTGTCCGCAAGATATCAGACCGCATCCAGGACACAATTGACTCTATTGTTCCAGCTAGGCGTCCGTTCTCTGTCGCTGCTCACTGGAAAGTTAAAAGCTGCTATCTTCTTTCTGTCTCGGTTGATGGCTCTAGCTTCAACAACATGGTTCTAGTGTACGACTACAAGAACGATGCGTGGTGGTTGTGGGATGGTCTCGATGCTGAGTCATGGCTAGAGGACGAGTCTGCCTCTGACGATGAGAAGATTTATTTCATGAACGAGAGCGGGTATTTGTTTGAGCTCGGCGCTGACCAGGCTGACAACAGGGCGGCTATCAGTAGCTACGTCCTAACTCAGCGCATCGGCATGGGCGACAATATCCGAAGGACCCTTCGCCAGGTAGAAGTGACAGGGGACAATAGGTGTTCGTCTCTTACGGTAAGTGCTCGAGTCAATGATGACGAGGTTAATGAAACCTCTGGGTCCTTGTCATTCACCGACTCTGCCGAGGCTCAGTATGGTTCTGCCACTCATGCCGTTGACTCTTTTGTTCAGGACCGAAGGCGCTCACGCCGTATCGGATTTCGGAAACAAGGTGATTATGTCCAGGTTAAGGTGGCTCATTCCGTGAAGGATGAGGCGATGGAGATCTCTAGCCTAGACCTCGGATTTGCCGGTGGGGTCAGGAGATAATCATGCCTGAGCTACCATTCGGAAGAGGTTACCGCACCGGGCCAGATGCTCGCGTGAATCAGTCAGAAAGCTGGGCTTCTCGGTCTCGCGAGATACCTCGTCGTGACGAATGGAGCACCTCTCCGTTCAGAGCCTACGGGTCAGACCAGACGGCAAGCACCAACTACGGGCAGTCCTTGAGAATCATCATGCTTCCCCGGCTCGACGGTATTCTTGAGGCGGACTATGGTCGGCTGCGGGTAACGACGTCAAACGCTGGGTCATTCGTTAAGGCTTGCATCTACAGGCTCGACACGAAGCATGACGTGAAGAAGTTTATCAAAGTGCCGTCAACAGACATTTCGTTTTTGGGGGATAGCACCGGGGTGAAAACCGTTAAGCTAAGTAACACTGCAGTCCTGTATCCAGATGCCCGTTATTTCTTAGGGGCATGGGTTTCAAACACGCAGATCGGATTATCAACAGGAGCAAACACGGCTACGCGGGTTGTTCCTCTTAAGCTAAAGACCATATCTGTTGCGTCGGCGAGCGCGGCGCTACCGAATCAGGTGGAAGTAAGCAGCATGTCTAACAGCTACAGCGCCTATGTCCCCTGGATCACCTTCATCTCTGCCCTGGCGCAGGATGTGTTAAGCTAGGAGGCGACATGGCACTCTCGATTACAAACACGACTCTATCTAGCACGATCACTAAGTCTGAGATTGAGCAGAATTTTACTGACGTCGTAAACAAGTTCGGCAACATCGACAACTCAGACATCAAGGCTGCGGCGGCGATTGCGATTTCGAAACTGTCCGCGTCCAAGGAATACATGTCAGTTCAGCTGACGGTTCCACTGGACTCAGGCGGGCTTGCCGGTTCAGCCGGAGACGTAAAAGCCTTGGCTGCTTTGCCCGGTGGTAGCGATGACGACGACCAAGCTAATTGGAAGGTTGCTGAGATTGCCTGGGTCTGCGGAGACATCGGGGCTGGCACTGGCAAGGTTGATGTTATGTTTGGGGGTCTTACGACTGCGGGCGCGTGGGACACCAGCAACGATGTTGAGCTCTACGATGGGTTAACCCTGGCGAAAATGGACGCGGGCGCATCGACTAACACGATGGGCGGGGGTAACCTCAATGTAACCGCAACTACAGTGTCGTTTAACGCATCAGCACCTCGGTTCTTTGCTCTCTTGTTGGACACTGCAGACTCAACAGCATGCACAACATTTCCTCTCGTAGTTACAATTCTTCTGGAGCGAGACATCCAGGTGGGCGTTTAAGGAGTAAACGATGGCTTTCAATCCAAACATGCCCAGGCTTCCTAGCCTGCCTCGACTTGGGGGTAATGGAGGTGGTGGGCGGTCACGTCGAAATCTTGAAGAGGAAGAGCGCCGCCGTCGCATGATGGGTGGTGCCGGTGGCCTTGGTGGCCTTGGTCCTGCTGGTGGCGCAGCTCCACCCAGGGAAGCTCAGCCCCAACGTTCTGCCATGTTTCAGAAAGCGGGTGGCCTGCCGTCTCTCCCTAGGCGCATTACTCCGAGGGACGGTTTCTCCGAGGATGAGGTAAGCTTGCCCGATGAGCCAATGATTCCTCCTGGGTCCTATGGCGGAGGGATTAACGTTAAGGGGTACCCCGTTGATGAAGGTTACGAGGGTCCCGTTGATGAAGGGGATGCCCCCTTAACAGAGGAGGAGCTTCAGGCCGAAGAAGACCGCGAGCGGGCTCGCGAGGGTGGGGTTGACCCCGCCGACCTAGGGGGCCTTTTCGGGCAAGTTGGCGATGCTCTTGGTAGCGGCATCAGCCTCCCTGGCGCTATGGACGCAGACGACACCAGCGAGCTCGACGCACTCTTCGAGGACATCATCGAAGGTCTCGAGTCCGACATCCCAGAAGTTCGCCAGAACGCAATGAACGAGATGAACGCGGCTTTGCGTCGTCAGGCGGAGATTAACTCGATTGCCGGTCGAGGCATTGGAGGGGGCTTTGGTGGAGCCATGGGTGCCACCACCGCTCGCGGCATGGAGGCGCTGGCCCGCTCTGAGATGGATGCACGCAATCGCGTTCGCCAGGCGCAGCTTGGCTGGCTTGACCGCAGGCTTCGTCAGCAGGGTATCGATGAGGCGGAAGAGCGCGACATGAAGATGGCGTTCCTCGACATGATTAAGGACATTGACCCGGATGTTCTTGAGGAGACCTATGGGAGCTCTAACCCCATGGAGATTGTTGACCAGCTATTTGGCGATGGCGGCGGAGACTTTAGCGGGGCTGGTGGCGATATTGCATCGGATACCCCGCTCTACGAAAGCGCCTCTGAGCCAATGCTCGGAGACACTACAGGTGAAGATGATTTCCGGTTTGACGAGGCGAGCAGGATGTTTTCAATTGACGGGCTTGAGAGGAACGGCAACCCTGTTCGGCTTCGGGAACATCAGACCAATGATGGGCTTAGAGGCCTGATCTGGGCGCTTGATGACATGGGGCTTGAGGCCTTTACCGGCAAGACCATAAACACTGAGAACCTGATGAGGAGGCTGGGTGACCCGAACAGCGAGCTTGGACGGCAGATCATCACCTACTACCTGCACTACTATGCAGAGAATGGCATCGTTCCGTCAGGGGAAGACACGTATTCTTACCTGGAGCAGGTTGGTCTAGATGACGACTTCAGAGAGCTGGCTCTAACCGAGACCTAGGAGACTAAAGATGGCAACGAGAATGAACAGGCGACAGCGTGGCCGACACAATCTTTTCAGGATGCTGGCCGGTGGTGTGGGTGCACGCAAGAAGCACATCGACAGAACTCGAGAACGCACGCGCAGTGAGCTCATGCGTCAGCAGCAGCTTGCAGAGGCTAAAGAGCAGCAGCGCATAAGAGACGCAGAGCGTGGCTCCGGGTTTGGCCGAGGCCTTCAGACAGCCTTAAAGGTGGGCAGCCTTCTGGCTACTGGCGGAGTCTCTGCCCCTTGGGCTATTGGTGGAGGGCTTTTGGCTGGGGGAATGAGTGCCCTTGCGCCTGCAGGTGTTGACCCGTATCTCCAGCAGGGCCTTGCTATGACTCAGTCAATGCAGGGCCATCAGAAGCAAATGGAGCTAATGGACCGCCAGCTTGCGGCGCAAGAGGCGCACATGAGTAGCATCCTTCAGTCGCTACAGAGTGGGCGTTCGGCCTATGCTAGTGCCCCCCAGTTTCCAGCCGAGGGCTTTACGGGGAGAAGTAACCACCCTTATGATTCCCCCATGTGGGACACCTAAAGGAGAGGGTCATGGCTTTATCGGACATGCCAGCAGATGTGGAGCAGGCGTTCAACACCCTGCTTCAGGCGGAGCTGAACCACAGACGGAAGCAGCAGCAGGCTGAGTCGCAGCGAGCTCAGCAAGAGCAACTCATGCAGATTGAGTCTCAGAAGCTTAGCAACGAGATGTTTCAGAATGCGCTCAAGGGGCAACTTGAGACCAAGTCCCTGCAGCTCAAGTCTGCTCAGCAGCAGTCCGACAAGACCCTGGAGATGTACAAGTTCCTTAGCGAGCAAGAGGATAAGAGGCAGTTGGCTCGCGAGAAGCAAGCGTCAGACTTTGCGCTCAAGTCATACATCGAGCAAGAGAAGATGAGGCGGCAGATTCTAGGGGGCGAGCAGTCTCAAGCGGATATTGAGGGCAGAGGCAAACAGGCGCGATTGACCGAGGTGGCCAGAGGGGAGCAAACCCGAGAGACCGCAGCCGTAAGGCTGGCAGGCAAACTGCAGCTTGCAGAGCTCAACAACTCAGCCCATCTAAAGAGGATAAACAAAAAGCACAACCTCGATCTTAAGTTAAGCACTAGTCAGAATGAGTTCAAGGCAAAGCAGGCTGAGCTTAACCGCGCTTTCAGGGCCACTCTTCAAGAGAATCAGCTTGCCAGCGCCGAGAAAACAGCCAGCAAGGGCCGGGCATTGCGGCGGTACCTTCAGCGCCAAAACCTCACCTTTAAGGAACTCGACAATCAGCTAAACAGAGATAACAGGCTGGCCATTGCAGGGCTCAAGGCGGGCAACACGGACGCGACCAGAGAAAGCCAGGTCAAGAACCTTCGCAATCTAGCCAAGACGTACAGGATTATGACGGCTGCCTCATCGGGCGCGGATATGATGGACCTCACCGGCGGGAAGCACAACCCCGAGAGCCGGGCCTATATGAAGATAATGGCCGCGCTAGATACAGCGGCGTCCGACGTAGAGGCTCGTGGTGGTAACTGGAGAGAAGTCCTCAACACCTACCTGCAGACAAACGAGATTCAGCTGGCGCTTGCAAACTCTGGCGAGGCGGCTGCTCAGTTCAAGACACTAGAGCTCTTCCTTAAAGAAGGAGGGGAGATGCCTAAGATTAAAACGCAGGGCCAGCAAGGGGATGTGGTTCCGACCGAGTACGAGTACGAGCCTGAGCCCGAGCCTGTTCCTGGCGGCGGCGGCTTTGGTGGAGATGCTGGAAAGCAAAAAGCCTATGATGAGATGGACTGATCGATGGCCCAGTACTACAACATAGAAGACCCGTTCTTTGGTCAGTATCTTACCGAGGCTGAGCAGGATGCCCTGAAGACCAAGGAAGCTTTTACTATGGGTCTTTCGGAGCTCAACAAGTTCCGAGGCTGGGCTACTGATATCTACAAAAACAAGATGCTCACCCAAGACCAGAGCCTCCCCGCCGACCTGTACGAAAAGTCTCGAAGGACCCTGTTTGATTTGTCGGAGAAGGCGGCTCGGCGCAGCTATGCTGAGGTTCGCCTAAGGCAAACCCGGCCAGATTTGGAGGGTGTCGGTGTTGATGACCTTCGATGGATTGAAGCCAAGGGGTTGCTAGACCAGTACGCGAAAGAGCCCCTGTTCGAGGATGAGCCGTTCATTGCGCAGATGAAGCGTCACAAGAAGTCGCTCATTAAAAAGCACAAGGAGATGTACGACCGGGATAACTACGAGTTCATGAGAATGATGCGCTCTGGTTACCTCAAGGGCCCCGCCACATTAACGCAGGGAATAGAGGGGATGCGCCGCTCGAAGGCCGGGCTGCCGCCGGAGATTAACTTTTACCGCGCCTATGGTGAGATGTACGCATCCGGGCGAATACCGGACAGCAGGGCCCTGGACTTCTTCGTGAACCCGAAGGCTTACCCTGAGATGTTCCGCGAGCTCCAAAGAACCATGGCAGACGAGACCCCTCCTGCCGAGAGGCCAATGCAGGAGACGGGGCTGGTTGACTACATCCTCGGCTCAGGGATGCGCCTGCTCTCTGGCGGCATGGGCACAGCCCTTGGTCAATTCCGGGACCGCGTTGGGGTCGAAGAGCCAGGAACCCCTATGCCTGCGAACATTGAGGGCCCGCCATCCCTTGATGAGTTTCGACCCGAGGACATTATTGCCGAGTATGGCGGCATGGTTGAGAAGCTTAAGAGAGCATCTGCTCTTAAGAAGGCAGCAGACGAGATAACCACCTACAAGGTTAAAGACCCGTACACTCTCGCAATGGATATGCCAGGCAGGGGCTATCGAACCGTTGAAGCAATAGTTCCCGAAGAGGCGGCTGAGTACGCCAAGCAGCGCAAGGACCTGCTTCGAAGCATTGAGACTCGGGGCTTTTTAGGGATGAATAAAGGCTCCCTTCTTCGCACGTTCCTTGTGGACACGGTCACTGGAGTGTTCAGCCAAGAAAGCACCGCAAGAAAAGACATGGCTGCTGGTGTTATTGGCGGGCTCTACAAGATGCTGCTGCCGGACACCGACCCCGTAAAGCACAAGGGGTTTTTCAATGCGCTCGGACTCGAGCCCGAAGACATCAACACGATGAGCGAAGAAGTGCGCTCTCTTCGGAACGGAATGGTACGGAGAGCTCAGGCAGCTGTTGATTCTGAGCTTGCCCGAGGGGTTACCGCCTACCAGGACGCCGACGAGAGAACCATCGACTACGTTAACGCAATGATTCACGCGGATGGTGGCGAGTTCGTTATTGAGAACCCAGAGCTCGTGCCCCTTCTTGGGGGGCTTATCATTGGGCCCGAGTTCTACATGGCCAAGGGGGCGTGGGCTGTCGCAAAGCCCGCGTTTAAGGCTGGCTCTTACGCAAAGAGTGCTGCGGTCGGAAAGGTTGCGGCGCGAGCAGAGGGTGGAGACTGGCGAGCCCAGAGTGTGATGCGTCGCATTGAAGGCGCATCTGATTTCAAGAGAAACGCCATTGCCAAGTTTCGGAAGCTGTTCGTGTCTGGCTCTCAGTTCGACGGGCTGCGCAAAGAGCTCAATGCTGTGTCCGCTGGATACGGTGATGACATTGTCAACCAGCTGATGCTCGCCGAGGACGAAGCGGTCGTCATGGCTCAGAAGTTTCGCGAGCTTTCGCGGCAAGGGGTAATGCTCGCGAAGAAAGCGATGCGCCGCTCAAAGCTGCCCGATAAGAACGAAGCAAGAGAGGCTCTCTGGGATACGCTAAGCGGCAAGATGAGCCCCGGTGAGCTCTTTGACCTAGACCCTGGGCTCTTCCAGGGGTTCAAGGAGATAGCTGAGGCCGACGTGTTCTCAACGCTTCGGAGCTTAATGGTTGATGCCGGGGCTGCCAGAAAGATTAACCGTGGCAAAGTGGCCGTGATGGGGGAGAAGGCCAACTACCTTCCACACGAGGTTGACTTCGAGCTCATCCAGGACCTGCTTGGCCGGATAGGGTTTGGCGTTATCAATAAGACCGGAGCCACACCTTACTCCGTGCGACCCCTGCAGAACGCGGTTGACCGTATGCGAAAGAGGGCAAACGCCTTCATGCGAAAGAAGCACGGGCCCGGTGGCAAGGTCGAAGACATGCGGGATGCCGACATCAACGAGTTTCGCGAGACGCTCACCGGCAAGTTTATTGATGTTGAAGACATGCCCGGAGGCAAGGCCCTGGTTGACTATCTGATTGACCAAGCAGCATTCTCCAGAATTGGTCCAGGCCGTCTTGAGTCAGCAGGAAAAGCAAACACCCGGTACACTCACACCCGAACAGCACTTGCTGACGCGTTCCCCATCAAGGACCTAGAAAGGGCGACCAAGGCCTACGGCGACAGGGTTGGCCGCTCGGTTGAGACCTCGATGATGCTCAAGGGTTATCGAGAGGTTCTTGAGAGAGAGGGTCTTTACGGGGAGGGGATGCACTTTAATCAGCTGGAGCGATTCGATGCGCAGCTGGCTAAAGACATTGCTCGTGCCGATATGCAGGCCAATGCCAGAGAGAGGGCGGCGATTAAGGCAAGCGAGTCTCTCGGGCGCAAAACAGAGGACCTCACCAAGAAGTCAGCCGCCTATCAAAAGGTCATAGATGGCATCGATGAAGAGCTTAAGACCTTGGCTGCTGAAGCGGAGGCGATCTCTCAACGCCAGGCAGCCATCACCGATCTCCCTCGTGCAACCGGATTCGGCGATGAGACGGAGAAGATGTGGGAGGCCTTAGGGAAGCCGGTGCCCGAGACGGGGCTAGATGAAGTCATCAAGGCAGAGATGGCCGATGCGGCAAAAGGGCTTGAGGCTGGCTTGGCAGAAGCTGTTCCGGGTGCCATCGAAGAGGCCATGAAAGGTCGTCGGATTGCTGCCGAGCGGGCGGGCGGGGCAAGAGTCACTGAGGCTTACGGTAAGGCAAGGGCGGCGGGCGAGTCAGTCGCACAAGCAGAGCAAAGGCTTTTGGATATAGAGGCCGCACAAGCCAGGCTCCGCAGGCACAGGGGCGTCCTTGAGGACTGGGGCGTTGCTGTCGGTGAGGCTAGGGCCAAGGCTGCTCTCGGTGAAAGTGTCGAGAGTGAGAAGTATGGGCTGCAGATGACCATCCTTGATGGCCATGCGAACAGGGAGTGGCTCAAGGCAACAGGAAGGGAAGGGGCGTTTCTTTCGGACGCCGGTAAGGTCGTGGTCCCCAGGGCAATTGCTCAGCAGATAGACACCCTGCTCCCACTGCAGTCCGCAAACCTTCAACGCCTTCAAAGCATGAACAAGGTTGAGCGAGAGCTCTACAAGATAAGCGAGAGCTCCCCCGTTCAAATGGCGGCGCAGTGGTACAAGGAATACATTCAGCCGCTCGGTAGCCTGTGGAGGCTTGGCCACACCAGCGCTCGCGGCCTACCGTTCATCACGACCAATATGCAGGGTGGCATAGGGCTCGCCTACGTAAACAACGGGCTGAGGCTGTTTAACCCCGAGCTCTCGGGGGCTGCATCAAAGACAGCGTTCGTTGCGGCCTATGGCGGCGATGACGCTGCTCGCTCTCACCTATGGAAGTTTTCGAGTGGGCAGCAGGTGTCTATCGGAGAGGTCCTAGATACCGCTCAGAAGTATGGCCTGATACGCCAGATGGAAATGAAGTACGGCCTGGACATGTACGGGTCGGGAACAAGCATTGCCGGTCGGCTGTACAAGGGTGTTGAGCACGCCACGAAGAAGCTTGGCCTGCAGCAAGCGGCCCAGTTTGGTGATGATTTCCAGAAGCTGGTGACCATCTTCAACAGGCTTGAGGGGATGGACAAAAGGAACTGGGCCAAGGTTGCGGATGTCGTCCACAAGGAAGCCGGTCACTGGCTTCGCATGACCCCGTTCGAAAAGAACACCCTGCGCAACGTCTTCGGCTTTTACAGTTGGAACCGCCACATCATCCCATGGACCATGCGAATGACCATGGAGCATCCCGAGCGGATGGCTAACCTGGATAGAATATCAAGGCTGATTGACGAGCAGACAAGGGAAGAGCACGTATTTCCAGGCATCGGGGCACCGTGGCTGCAGTCTCAGGCAAGCTTCACTCTTCCGTCGTGGGCTATCCCTAAGCACCTAAAGGTTCCTTATGGCGGGGACATGCAGGCCTACTGGGATGCACCCCAGAACACGCTTCGCGCTCTGCTTCAGGATGAGCGAGGCATGTGGATGCAACTCGGCGGCCCTGAGGTCCGAGCTCTCACCTGGATGTTTACGGGGAAAGATACCCGTGGTCGAAAGATTCAGGGGCTTGAGCCCACGCTTCCCCATCCGGGGGACTTTGCGTCCTTTGAAGACTTCGCTGAAATGTTTGAGTGGAACCTGTCCGGGGCCAAGATGGCTGTGGCACAGGGGGTCAAGAGCTTCCTTCCCATTACTGACGCAGTGCAGAAAACTGTGGAATTTTACTCAAATGTGGGGATGAATGACCAGGCGTATGACCTTCAAACAAGGGCAATGATCGCCAGGTATTGGGGAAACCTGGATTGGCTGTATAGTATAGGGACATGGGACCCAAGTAAGGGACCATTGAGACTCGAGACACCGTTCGTTGCCGGGGGATTCATGAAGGCATACCCCCGTGATTTGAAACAATCTTACTACCGACAACGAGATGTGAGGGATAGATAGCATGGCAGTTGGCACACGATTTAGAACAACCTTGGCGGCAGGAAACATCTCTGAGACCACGGCGTTTGATTACGATATGAACGGGCGGGAGAGCAAGCTTGTCATCGCCGCTCTGAGCGCTTCGACGAACAGCCGCATCACCATCTACTACATCTTTCACGAGGATACTGATGGGGTGGATGAGCAATCTCAAGTGCAGCAGATTGATCTGACACAGAACGTCTTAACGATAGTGAACTTTGACTTCCCAATGGGCACCGTGCGCGTGACGTATGACGACTCCGCGTCAATGAGCGGTGGTGCCTTGCGGATTGATGCACGAGCGGTGTGAGGTAAGTTATGCCAGATGCAAAAATCATTTCGTACGGCAAAGATATTGGTGCAGGTACCACGGTCATTCCAGACGACCAGGTTGCCGTAAACGTTGAGTCAACTGATGCCGAGAAATACATTACTCTCGACACAACTGACGACGCTAGCAAGGTCGTCTTGTTAGGCACTCACACGGCTGCTGATAACGAGTCCTCTGGTATGGTTGGGATTCGCGAAGCCACGCCCAAAGCCCCGCTACATATTGTCGGCGCGGGCGGCTCAACCGGAATTTCCATTGATCCAACCGTAAACTATTCGCCGACCTTGGTGGTCGAAAATAGCACAGGCAACAGCAAAGACAGGTGCCTCGTTTTGCTTAACGGTGACGGCGGCGATGGGTCAGCCGTTTCGTTCAGGCAGGCGGATACAGAGCGGCTTTACATAAGCTCAAACAAGGATTCATCTGGCCCCGTCGTCTATTCCATCGGATCTCTTGAGTTGAAATTGGGAACAAACAACACCGAGAGAATGCGGATTTCTTCAGCGGGCAAAATTGGGATTAATGAGCAAAGCCCTGCAACAAAACTAGAAATCACAGCGAGCGCAGAGCACGAGGATTTGCTGACAGCCAGCACGTCAACCGGGGATATTGCGGTTAGAATAGAAGCCTACGACAACGAGGCTGGGGCTGTTAGGATCTGTGGGCCAAATGCCAGTGGAACAAAAAACTTGGATCAGCATTTGCTGATGGGCAGGGATGGATCCAACGGTTCCGTCCAGTTCAACATCCAGAAGCACGATTGCGATTTCAATTACTCCAGTTCGAACCTGACGAATATGCTTCATATTGACGCAAGCGCGGACAAGATCGGTGTCAACACCAGCTCGCCATCCTCGCTTGTTGAGGCGGTTGGAAGTCTCACAACCCAAGGTGCGGGCACTATTGAATCAATTTCAACCGCAACGGTCACCGGCTCCGGTACGTCGTTTTTGACAAAGTTCAACCCAGGGAGTGCGATCAAATTTACCAACGATGCGGGCTCAACCGAGATTCGAACGGTCTCGTCAGTGACCAGTGACACCGCGCTTGTTTTGACTGAAACACCCGGCGCAACGGGAGCAAGCCGCGGAACAAAGACTTACTTTCATGACCCAAGCCTTTTCAAAATTACGACGGGTGACGGAGCCACAGCGCTTGAGCTGAATGAATCTTCAATGCAGCTTCAGATTCCTGATGGTTCCGTCAAGCGGCCAGGGCTTCGCTTTGGATCCTCGGGAGACACGGGTTTTTTCAGTCCCGGTGCAGGTAGAATATGCGCCACCGTTGACGCTGACGACGGCCAAGGGGGCATTGTCATGATCCTCGAAGGCACCGAGGACACACCAAACGGAAAAAACAACACTGCAATTGGTCCCGATGCACTGAAAAGCAATTTCAATTATAGCCCAGTTGGATCTCGGGGTGGTTTCAATGTTGCAATTGGCGGCTTTGCTGCAACTCAAATCACAACCGGAACAGAAAATATGGCGATTGGGAGAGGGTCGTTGTGGCAAGCTCTATCCACTTCTCATCAAAACGTCGCGATTGGGGTTAATGCGCTTTACGCGTCAGGCGTCAAAGCTGACAACACGGCAATTGGCCACAAGGCTGGAACGCTTGTGAGTACCGGTACCGGCAATGTTTGCATTGGTCACCAGGCAGCGGATGCGATGAGCACCAACACCAACGGCGTTTATGTGGGGAAAGATTGTGCTGCTTCCGCGACAACTGGCGTCGACAATGAGATTGTTATTGGCAGTAATGCGGTCGGGCAAGGTGCGGACACTGTGATGCTCGGTGATAGTCAGATCGGGGGATTGCATTGTTACACAACAACTGTGACCAGCCCTTCAGATAGCCGCATTAAAACCAATGTCGAAGATTCAGGCATTGGCTTGGACTTCATCAACGCATTGCGTCCAGTCAAATATCAGAAAAAACACCCGTCAGAATTTCCAGAAGAGATTCGCGAAGAGAGGTGGTCTGAAAGAACAGGTTTCAATGTGGCGGACAACGGCGCCGAAACCGAATACATAATTCCCCCAGACACGAAGCCTGACGGGTGGCAATCTAGGACTGAGTACGGCTTGATTGCGCAAGAGGTCAAAGCGGTCATGGATCAACATGGTCCGGAGTGGCACGGTCACACTGTTTTGCCAAACGGGATGCAGTCGCTCGGCTATGGTGCGTTGACAGTGGTGCTTGTGAAATCCGTTCAAGAGCTTAGCGCTACTATTGAAACTCTTAAAACGAGAATCGAGGATCTTGAAAATGGCTAAAAAAATAATTCACACAGTCACAGTCACAATCGCCAAAAACGTAGAGACCGGAAAAGTGACGGCAAACTGTCAAGCAATCGCCAGGCTTCCAGAAATCAACAACACGCGCTTCGGCGTAAATCTTGAAATGGAAGGCGACGGCGTAACGTCGTTGATTGACAACGCCGTTGATGCGCTCAAGGTAAAAATGAGCGAGGGCGGCCATACGGTTGAAGACGCTCAACCACCGGCGGAAGACGAGGGCTGAGGTGGACCCTGAATCAGTCGCCTCAGGCGGCATAGTCGCAGCCGTATTGGTCGGATTGAGACTCGCCGAACGATTTAACGATCGAAGGAACCCGAAGCATAACGGCAATGGGTTGGCGTCCAAGTTGGCAGTCAACGAAGAAAAGATTGAAGCGCTAAGTGATAGGGTCAACGACGTAAGCGACAAGACGAGAGAGGCTCTAAGCAACACCTATGAGATTATCCGAAGAATGGATATTCGAGACGCGGTTGAAAAAGACAGGAGAGAGCGAGATGATACAGGGTAAGACCAACGGGCTTAAAAGCTCAGAGTTTCTGATGACTCTCTTAGGGATGATTGGCGGCTGTTTGTGCGCTATCTTTTCTGACTCCCAATGGGCGCAAGTCGGCGGGCCTATCCTTGCTGCCGTTTGTGGAGCTAGCTACTCTCAGTCCCGAGCAACTGTTAAAAGAGCTCTTGCCTCAACCGAAGCCGTCAAGGAGGCGGCCAAGGTCCCAAAGCAGTAAGTGATGCACTGGCGCGAGTCGAAACCCTTAACCCAGGCTCAGGTTTGCTTGAGCTTAGCGGTAGCATCGATGGCGATGTCGGTCGGCTTGTTGGCAGTGTTGAGTCAAGAGCTTCTGATGCGCTCAGCCTATTCGCTAGCGCAAGTGTCGATACGAATAAGGACTGGGCAGCATTCGGGGGATTGCGATTGAGATGGTAGCAAGACCAACATGGAAGCCGAAGCCGAAGCCGAAGAAGGTGAAGCCAAAGAAAACCAAACCTAAAAAGGTGAAGCGTTGAGATGTTGCCGCCAATACTGGCCCGAAAGAAATCCTTGGGCCACCCCGTCTTCGACGGCCAATATGATTTGAATATCGTCGGTGTCCGAAAACGAAACGGCACCCCAAACAAATTCGACGACATGCTGACCTGCACCTACCGCAAGGATGGGCAGTGGGTGGGCCACTACTGGACCGCCACCACGGACCCAGGTCAGTACTACCTTCTTAACCCACTGCAGGTTAAAGGCACCGCAATTCTGTGCCCTGGTCACTACCGTGGTATATGGGAGATTGATTCACACGCAGGAAAATACGAAGCGCTGTGTCAGCGTGGCGGTGAGGTCGCTGTCTGGCGGGATGCCGATAGAGATGGTGAGCTCGACAAGACAGGCAAGGTGGACACTGGTTTCTTCGGTATCAATCTGCACAAAGCGGGCGAGCACAGTACTCGAGTTGATAGGTGGAGCGCAGGCTGCCAGGTGTTAGCCAACGAGTCGGACTTTGAAGAGATGATGCGCTTGGCTCGGTTGCAAATTGCGACAACCGGGTGCAAGACATTCAGCTACACTCTTCTTGATGAGTGGTG